AGTTTCCAATTCTTGGGGCACGGCTTGGTGAATAAGTGTATCAGCTTTTTGCCTGCTTTGTCTTTAGCTTTATCCTGCGGCACGTTTAACGCGTCGCAGAGCTGGCCCAGAGAGCCCGGCAGGCTGTGCTGTAGCGCCATCACCATCGTGTCGACAATCTTCTCGACGGGGATGTTGACGCCCTGCTCGCGCAGGACGGTGCGATCGAAGTTGCTGTTGTGGATCACGATGGTGTCGGCAGCCTCAACTGCCTCACGCAACGCCTCGCGCCAGTTCGGCATGTCCTGCGTGTCCCAGACGTCCACCGGATCGTTGTCTTTCGCAATGGCGACAAGCATCACCTCTGCCTCTTCGGCATAGCGATACGCGCCGTGCCTGATGTTGACGGTGCAGAAGGTTTCCAAATCGAGGTATAGGACGCTCATCGCTTGCCGTGCAGGATCTCGCTGACGCGACCGATATTGATGCCGTTTGCCTCTGCAATGTCTTGCTGCGATGCGTCTGGGTTATCTTTTGCCATAGCCCAGACCGACAGACGCACAGCGTTGGTGATGCGTTTGCTCTTGACCGGCGCGCGGCTGTAGGTCCGACGGTAGGTCTCCTGCATCAAAGCGTTAATGCGCAAGTTTATCTCATACTGCCGACGGGACAACTTTATGCCTTCATCGGTCAGCTCGGCGATTAGATCGCGGATTTGTGGTATGGTAAGTTTAGTCATGCTGATAACTCCTTCTTTCAGGTGAGCCGCGCGCTTCGGTTATCAGCAACGCAGGAGCAACCCGCACCCGCGCGCGGCTCGCCAGAAAGAAGGTGTGCCCGCCCGCAAAGGGTGGATGTGGGGCAGGCACACCGTGACTATAGACCTAAAGTAGGTCTAAGCCAATAGCCGAAGCATAAGTATCGAGTATCGCGAAATGCTCGTCCCTGTCATCCTTCGACATCTTGCGGATGCGGACGATCTCGCGGATGATCTTCGGCACATACCCACGGGCCTTAGCCTCGGTGTACACGTCCTTGATGTCCTCCGCGACGCCCTTCTTCTCCTCTTCGAGACGCTCGATGCGCTCGATCAGAAGCCGGAGCGGATCGCCCGCGCTATTGTGTCCTACGTCGCTCACAGGAGATCGTCCGCGTCAGCCTTGGCCTTCGCCAAAGTCGCGAACTCATCCGCCGACGCTGGGCTTGAGCCGCCGCCGACGTTTTCGCCTTCGCCTGTCAGCATGACACCGCGCAGGGAGCAGTTAATGCGCCGACCCCACTTGTTGTCCTGCGCCCAGATCTCGACCGAAGCGTTAACCAACGCACCGCTGAACGCCTTGGCTTCGATGTCGCCCTTGCTCTTCAGTTCGTCGCCGTATTCGTTAAACACGGTCGGCTGGGTCTTGGCGTTGCGGGCAGACAGATAGTGCATGCCTTCAAAGCCTTGGTAGGCTTCACCAGTCTTCTTCGACTTGTACACCTTCTTCGCGAAGGCGACCTTGCCGTCGTCGGCCAGCATGGACAAAACGCTGTCGGCCTTGTCCTTCCACGCCTCTGTGGCTTCGGCCAGCATGGCAGCCTCAATGGCCTTCTGCTGTTCGCTGTTTGGCTTGATCGGGAACTTGGCACCATAGGCTGGTTCGCCTTCACCAAATGCCTGCGGTTCGGCCAGAGCCGGAAACGCCAGTGTGATGCCCTTGAGCATAATACGTGTAGCCATTATCAATTATCCACTTCTTCAGTTTGCAGTTTTAAGAAGGTCACGGAAATCGTCCGCGACCGATTGAACGGTCATCTCTGACCGCTTATCCGAGGCAAATGCCACAGATGGCTTACCGTCGCTGCGGGTGGTCAATGCTTCGACCTTCTCCCACCGCTTGGGGTTACTCTTGAACATCTTCTCCGCCTTCGTCGGGGAAATCAAGCTCATATCATACATCTCGTCCTGCCGCATGCGGAAAGACTTGAGCAGGGCCTCGACCTCGGTCTCATTCGACCACTTGCGGTTGCCCTTGCGGCCCTCCACGAGCTTAAAGCCGTCGACCGTCTGCCCTGCCAGCAAGCGCCGCTCGACTTCGGCGCGGACGCCCTTGCACCAGTCTTCGACCAGCCCGACCTTCGCCATGGCCATAGACAGATAGTTATCGCCTGTCTGCATGTCTGGCACGTCGGGCAGGAACTCATCGACCGTGGCCGATCCGCCGACAATCTCCGTCACCTCAGCGCGCAGGGCTGGGCACGTCGCCTTGGCCTTGCAGAAGCGGCACTGCTTCTCACCGGGGGTGAAGAAGCCCTTGACCAAATCGTCGGTGGGATCTGACATGTCGAGGCTCTGGGCCAGTTGAACGTACCCTGCCGCCTCGCGCACCTGATCGGCGAAGGTAAGTAATTCACTTACCGGCATGTGGCACTCGGCCACATAGTTCAGGCGAGGCATGTGGATGTACATGCTGACCGTATCGAAGTCGCACAGGACGCCGTACAGCTCCAATGCGCCCAGCGCATACATCATGAGCTGCGGGTTGTCTGTGGCGTCCACGGTAACGCCCATGCCGTACTTCAGATCGACGATCGACAGGTTGCGATCGGCAACGTCGATGATGACGGCGTCGCTGGTGCCTGTGGCTCCCTCTTCGCCTGTCAGGTGATCGATCGGCACCTTGCTCTCGGCGTAGAGCGTCTTGCCCTTAGCCAGATCGCGAACGAGCTTGACGTAGTCGGCCACATAGTCAGCCATGGCCTTGTCGACCGTAAAGGTGAAACCGTCGACCTCCATGACGTCGCCTATGAACGATGCCGGATCTCTGTCGTCGATCAGACACTGCGCCGCGACGTCGTGCGCCACGGTGCCCTCGGCGGCGTAGACGCTGCTGCTGTCAGGGAACGGTGCCTCAAGTCCAACACTGCCTGAACAGGCCATCCAGCGATGCGCGCCGGACGGACTAAGTTTGGCGTGTGCCATCAGGCCATCTCCGCTTCCAGACGGGCAATCAGCTCAGGCCACAGGGACACGGCGAGCTGCGATGCTCGCTCGGTGCCGAACTCTGACAGGACGTCCTGCACGAAAGCCTTGCCCTTGCTGCCAACGGCGCGAAGTACAACTGGAGCAACGTCCAGTTCGAAGTCGAGCTCAGAGGCCGATGCCGCAGGGGCAGGGGTAGAAGAGGGTTCCTCCGTCGTCGGCTGGCTCTCGGTAGCTGTAGCAACGGGGGCACTCTTGGGGGCCGGAGTAGGGTCCACGGGTGCCGCTTTAGCTACCTCCCGCAGTTCAGGCATAACTGGATCAATATTTGATGGGGTTATGCTATTGGCTGGTTCGGTGGGTTGAAATGCGGTAGGCGCGCTACGCAAGCTGGCACCGATGGCCAACAGCTTGTCGGCCACTTCGGGGATGCTGTTGCCTGTTACTTCGATCTTAATCATCTATCAGTTTCCTTTTTTCAGTTGTTCAATAGTTTCATCACGCGTGGCAAGCATCAGTTCAAGCACGTCGATTTTGTGTTGCAACTCGCAGACCTCGTCGTCGAGCTTGTTCGCTTCGCGTTCAAAGTCGGCGGCGCGTTCCCTTGCGGCTTCGAGCTGTTCGTCAAACTCGAACTGCACTTCCTCCAGACGCTCGGCCAGCACGACGGCCAGCTCTGCGGTTGGGTTGTACTTCGCCCGTTCAAGAAGGCCGGTGTCTCCGCGCATGCGGTAATAGCTGCGGTCCATTAAAAGTTCCATGGTTCTGCTCCCTGTTGCTTTGCAAGCTGGCGCGCCTCGCGCTTGCCTGACACGGTGAATGCGGCCACGCTCGAACGACGTCCGTTCGCGATCCGGTTGATGTAGAGGGTCGGCGGGTACTTGTTGGTACCCGACGTGTATTCTGCGGCCAAGATGCTCTCCATCGGATTACGCCTTGCGCGCCACGACCTTAACGGTCGTGTAGCCCTTGGCTACCTTCTGGTTCTTGCTGAACCAGCGACCGTCGACGCCCAGCTCGCGGAGCTTGGCTTCGGCTGCCTTGGGGCAGAGCGACGAGCGCTCGGCAATCTCGGACACAGTGGCGCGGAAGGTGTGGCCCTCATGGGCACCCGCGCCAAGATCCTTGATCTCGTCGAGAAGAAAGGCTTCGATGTCCTTCAAGCGGGCGATCTCGGCCTTGATGTCACCCAGACGGTCGACTGGGGAAATGTTGGAAATATTTGCGGCTACGGTTGCCATGTTTTGTACTCCTATTTGCGTTGCTGATAGACGCTATATAGGGAATGCAATTTGGGATTGCAACCCCCTATTCGTAAAAAATTACAATACCGTTTTCCATGCGCAGCGGGCCGTCCTTTTCCTTGCTAAGTTGTTGAATTGCCCTGACAACCGTTTGACGGCGGATGTCGCGCTTGCCCTGTTCTGGCGGTGGTAACATATCGCAAGCCTTCTGAATGAGCTCCTCTGCGCGAACAACTGCGTCTTCTGCAAAGGTGGTCATGACCTCAAGGATATGGGTCTCAACGCGCCCGCGACGCTTCACTGATTTCTTGTCGCCAGTGGCTGGCGAACGCAGCTCGTCCTCGACCGCAACGCAGCTCGTGATATCGTCACCGTCCTCGTCGAGGCCCAGCAGGATCGTCTCCAACTTGAAGCCCCACTTCAGGCCGTCCTCGCCGTCCTTCTGCTTGGTGGTGCGGATCTGCCGTGCGCCGCTGTCCTCATCGCGCGTCACTTCCAGCTCGGCGTCGACGGCAGCACGGATGCCTGACCAGCCGCGTGAGCCTCGGTGCGCGTCCTTGCCTGCGTGGTGTACAAGCTCGACCGTCGCGCCTGTGGCATCGCCCAGCACACGCACGTTGGACAGGGCGAGGCCCATGTCCTCCGCGCCGTTCTCGTTCGCGCCCGGCGTCACCTGCGCAAAGGTGTCGATGATGATCAGGGACACGTCGCCGACCGCCTTGATCGACGCGGCGAGCTCGGTCACGTCGCCCTCCTCCATGAGGTTCGGCGGCACGACGATCACGCCAATGTCCAGATCCTTGGGCGAGATGCCCAAATACTGCGCCAGCGCCTTAATACGCTTGCCGTAACTGCCTGCGCCTTCCGCCGCGATGATGATGACGCGGCCCTTCTCGGCCTTGTGGCCGCGCCACGGCACGCCCAGTGCGATGCAGGCCGCCATCTCAAGCACGACGAAGCTCTTGCCTGAGCCTGACGCGCCGAAGATCGTGACGATGTCGGCGGCAGGCAGCACGCCCTTGATGAGCCACTTAGCCGTCTTCTGTCTGCTCATCTCATCGGCGGACAGGACAGGGAACTTGCCGGTGTAGCCCGCAGGCGAATACACGCCCTCTGAAGCCCCTAACTCTGCGACGAGCGCATCGGCCTTGGCCGACACCTCATAGGCGCTCGCCGCCTTACTGGGGCGCGTGCTGGCCGCGTCCTTCACCATCTTAATCACAGAGGCCATGGTGACCTGCTTGCGGTTCGATCCCTTGCGCCGCTCGAAGCTGTCCCACTGGACACGCAGGGCCTCAGTGCCGGGGTAGGTGTAGCCATTGCTGGACCAGTCGTCCCACAGCTCAAAGCCGTCGTCGCCGCCGTCGGTCTCATGGGCCACGGCCATGCCGGTCTTGATCCACTGCTCGCGGCCCATGTCGGGATCGAGCGCGGCCAATAGTTCTTCAATGCGGCCTATGGTCAGGCCCAGCCTCGGCTCGCGGCCTGCCATGAAGTCGTCGGGGTCGACGATGTTGTTCTGCACTGAGCCGAAGCGCTTCTCGCACATGTCGATCGTGTACGGGTCGACGTCAGCCACTGTGTTCTGGAGGCCGATCATCTCGCAGGCGGGCAGGATGTTGCCAGTGAAGGTCACGAAGCCTGAGCTGCTGAACGTCTCGAAGCCGAAGCGATCGGGCGTGGCGTGGCTCTTGTGGTTGCCCAGATTGCCCTTCAGCGCGGCGCGGATGCCTTTGCCGCTGGGGCTGTACTCGGCGTAGGTGCGGACGATGATGCGCTCGATGTCGTTCGGGATCTCGCCGTTCGGCCCGACGCAGTGGTCGAAGTCGAGGAAGGTGTAGCCGAAGTCAGGCAGCGGCGCGAAGCCGACGCCGTCATAGCCCATGCGCGCTGCGGCATCACGCGCTGCGGCGAAGGTAGTCAGCCGCGTGCGATCGGTCGGCGAGCCTTGCTGGCCGTGGCGGATTGTGCCGTCTGTCCAGTAGGGCACCTTGCGTGGCTTAGGTTCACTGTTGTATTTCTCAAAGCGCCAGATGAGCCACGCGGGAACTGAACGCAGTTCCTCTGGCACTTCCAGCGAAAGCAATTTGGGCGCAATAGCCCTTACGCTTGCCATGTCGTCGTCCTCGCTCATAAAACTGAAATTAGGTCATCAACGGTGTTTATACGCTCACCAATCCAGCGCATCACCGGGACGGCCATGCTATTGCCCAGCGCCTTATAGCGTGGGCCGTCGGGGCAGTCTGCGGCTTCCTTCTTGCCCCACGGGATTGCCGTGAAGTTGTCGGGGAAGCCTTGCAGCCGTTCGCACTCTACAGGTGTCAGGCGGCGCACGGTGGACTGTTGCTGCGCGAACAGGCTGCCGTTCGTTGCGCTGGCGTTGCCGTTCCACTTTGTGCCGTAGGCTGCGGTCAGGCAGTCTGCCGTTGGTTGGAACGCTTCATGTGCCGCAGCGGCTGGCTCAGAGAATATATGCTGATCCTGATGGGTGCTTATGGTGAAGGCCACCTCATCGGAACCCAGATAGCCCTTGCCGCCGCCCTCGCAGCCACCCCTGACTTTGAACGCATGTGCTGCGTCAATCGCGACATAGCTGGTCTGCTTCATCCCCGGCTGCGCGGCAAGTGCGCCGACAATTTGCCCATCGCCATTAACCAAACGCACCTCGTCGCGGGTGTTCTGCGCGAAGGCCACGGCGTGCGTGTGGTTCGCTTGCAGCGTGTACGCTGGGTCGGTTTCGTCACCGAGGCCCAAGCCATCACGGCTGGTGTTCGATACGTCAGGGCCGCGCAAGCCGAGTTGTGTGTTGATGGGGTACGTAGCAACGATGTGGTCGGTGTCGCTCTGAACGCCAGCGGTGCCGGGGTGGTGGGCGCGGAGCGTGCCGACAACGTCTGGTCCGCGATCAACGCACGGGCTGCTGTCGTAGCGCGCCGTCAACGTCCGCGCAGTGCCGTCCTCGTTGAAGGTGCTGGCAACAACGTGGCCGCTCTCCACAGCCTCAGTGCCGCGTGGCCCCTTGTGCATGCCAGCCGTCAGCGGCCCTGCTAGATCAGGTCGTGCCCCTCCGTCGCCGCCACCGCCTCCAGTGCCCGTTGCAGCCTCAACGGTAGCTTCTTGCCGCGCCGGTCGGCTCGGCGCAGGATGCCCTGACATGCTGTGGCGCTCAAAGAGAACCGCTGCGGCAGGTCGCCAGTCTCCAAGGTATCCGACAACGAACACACGGCGGCGTCTTTGGGCCACTCCGAAGTACTGAGCGTCAAGCACTCGGTACGCGAGACCATACCCGAGGTCTTCCAGCGCCCCGAGGATGGAACCAAAGTCCCGTCCTCCGTTCGATGACAGGACACCGGGGACATTTTCCCAGACAATCCAGCGAGGTTGCTCTCTTTGAGCAAGTCGGCAAAATTCGAGCGCAAGGTTACCACGGTCGTCGTCCAGACCGCCTCGCAATCCTGCGACGCTGAATGACTGGCAGGGTGTGCCGCCGACGAGGAGGTCGATCTTTCCATATTGGTTTTTCTCTATCGTTGTGAAATCGCCGTGCAATGGCACGTCGGGATAATGGTGTTGAAGTACGGCGCAGGGGAACTTTTCAATCTCGGAAAAGAAAGCTGCTTCCCAGCCCATGTGATGCCATGCGGCAGTCGCGGCCTCAATGCCGCTGCAAACGGAACCGTACCTCATAGTAAATCCGCGCTTGCGGTTGGCGTGTTCAGGGCGCGCATGAGGTCAGGGTTCATGAGGTCCGATCGAGGGATAGCAAAGACGGCCTCCAAGATGATGGCCTTCTCCACGGGTGCCCAGCCGCGACTTTTCCACGCATAGACGGCCTGATGGCTCACGCCCATGCGCTTGCAAAACTTGACGATGCCGCCGCCTCGCTCGATGGCGAGATCAATGGCGGCGATACGTTCTTCTTTGGTGGTCATGCGGCTACTTTCGTTGTCTCTTGCCTGAAACTTTCCTCACGGAGGCCCCAGACGCGGGTGATGACCATGTGCTCGGCCTTGAGCTGGTTAATCTGGTTGTTGAGGGCGCGCAGCTCGGCTTCGAGCTTGTCGCGCTTGGTGAAGACCTTGCGGGCCTCGGCGTGGATGGCTTTGAGATCCCGTATCATTTGAACCGCTCCCCCTTGCGACCAATACGGCCTGTTTTCGGATTGCGGAAGTGGGCTTTCTTGAGCAGATCTTGCAGACGCTCAAGCTCGGTGCGCAGTATGCGCTGATGCAACTCGCTCTCTTTCAGCTTTTTCTCAAGCCGAGAGTTCATGGCGTCCAGACGGTCGGCGTCTAACTTGTAGGCGTCGATCACCTTGCGGGCGGCCCATGGCCAAATTATGTTCATGCGTACTCTCCCATTTCTCCGGCGATGATCGCCTCTTGAATGATGTTGGTGAGGTTGGCGGCCAGCTTCTTGTAGTTACCAGCCCAACCCTTTGAGGTGTAGTGGCGCTCGCCTGTGCGTGCGTAGATGTCAAAAGAAGTCCCGTGGTCCCAGACCACCAGATCGGTCGTGTCGCCGTCGAGGTAGACTTCGAAGTCCGCCGTCCCGCCGCGCTCTGGCTCGTAGCCGTCCCACATGACGGTGATGTCGAGCTGCGTGTGCGCCTTGAGGGCTTCGTTGATCTGGCGTTCGGTGTAGTCGGGGTTTTCCATTTGTTGTCTCCGTGTTGCTGATAAACAATCCCTAGTCGATGCAATCAGGCATTGCAATAGCTATCGAAACATTTCGTTCATAATATTCTTGTGATGAACGGGACGCCGTTAATGACGCGGATTTTGTAGGCTCGACCCTTTCGGATGCCGTACTGTTTCCCGCTCTTGCGGAGGGCTTTGCCGCATGATGGACATTCGTCTTGACGTATCTTTTTAAGATATACCTCGGTCATTTCGTTTCTCCCGTATATAAAACCAGTCAGCCCACGAAATGCGGCCAGACCTGCTCCCCGAAAAGTAGAAGCAACTTCTGCCCTTACGTTTGTCCGCCATCTCAATACGCTTAGTTTGAATTGGGTTGGTCATTGCCCCTTCGTCCCTCACTCTGCCCGCCATACCTGCGTCGATGTCTTGATGTCAGTCGGCCAGCCGCTGTCTTCGGTGAAGCTGCGCTCCTCGAACAGAACCATGTTCGTCGGCCTGATCAACAGTCGGTCGCCTGTCGTCCGCATGAACATGAACTCCTTGCTCTGCTCTGGCGCGGCGCTGAACCCATCGCTGTGTGGGCAGGCGGTGAACAGGCACGTCGCCTTATCATCGCCGCCATCGTAGCGGGCCTCTAGGTCGGCCAGATAGTCGTAACGTATGACATCGAACTCGGTGCCGTAGCAGTCCCAGACCTGCGCCTGTGGCAGTGTCCAGTAATAGTCTGGGCTGTTGCTGAACGCTATCGCATGCGGCGGCACGTTGCGGTAGACTGCGCCGCACTCAAGCATGACGTGGCAGCCCCATGCGCGGTTCGGCGTCGAGCGCAGCGCGAACCAGACGGCAGGCTCGAAGCCTTTGCCGTCCTTGCGTATGAACGAGCTGTCCACATAGACATAGAGGTGGTGTGGTAGGTTTCTGCTGCTCATGTCTTTCGTGCCCTCTTTAGTTTGTGATAGCGGCCCTCTACGGAAGCAACCGTCAGCCCCATTCGCTCCGCCATGTAGGATGGCCTCAAGCCATGCTCATAATAAGCCAGCAGCTCGGCATCCTTCTCCGGCGTCCACGTCATTGCGGATCGTCTTACTATGGGCATTCGCCGCGCTCCCGCATGGCGACATCGAAGTCGTGAGCTGCGGTACGCATGTACTGGCCGATGAAGATGGCGGCGGCTTGGGGTTCGTCCTCTGCCGGAAAGCCGAAGATCTTCTCGAAGGCTACTGATGCCTCGTATGCGTACAGGCTGGCTGTCATGTGGGCCTGCCTCATTGCGTCTTCTGCGGTAATCATATTACTTCTCCTTTAAAATCTAATCTCGTCGGCCCAGTCGTAAATGTCCCAGCCGAAATTATCTTGCAGGAATTGGCGCAGGGTCATTTTATTTGTTCCAGTGCTGCTCGTTGGGCGGCTTGCACAAAATCTTCGTCTTCTGGCACTACGTCAAACGGGTCAACGTAACGGTAGACAATCTCCCGCAGCCGCTCGATTTCTGCCTTGAGCGCATCGGTCTGTGTGTTCTGCTCAGCTCTGCCGTGCTTAACGCCTAACAAGTAGGCGATAGTCAGTGCGTCTTCGCTGTCTTTGTCATTGGTCATATCGTCACCTGCGGCAGCTCGTCGCCCTCAGACGTTGTGACAAGGTGCGTCTCGTCCTTAATCTTGTAGCCCACCTTCTCGTAGCCGATAAACATGGCGGCCACCGTGTACTTGCCTTCTTCCGTTCCGGCGTTGACCGTTGCGACGATCGCGCCGGTCTCTGGCTGTACGAACTGAAGCTGCGAGGGCATCAGAATGTTGTCCCGGCAGATAAGGTCTGGCTTAATCATTGATCCCAATCCTTTTGGTCTTTGAACATGCGGGCGATCGCCCAGTCGATGAGGCGGCGTATCAGTCCCACCAGTCTTCCTCCATCTCTTTTCGATCCTGTGCGGTGAGCTCAGGGGCGGTCAACATGAGGTAGGTCGTCAGCAGGCCGACGCCTACGATGAAAAAGAACAGCGCGCGCTCGCTCATGGCTTCACCTGACGCTTGCGCGGTTTCTTGTCCTTGCTGCCCAGTGGGCGGCCCGGCTTGCGCGGTGCTGTCAGCGCATCCAGTGCGATCTTGAACCGAGTAACCGACATAGCCTCAGAGACTATGACAGCCTCATCCCAGTCGAGCCAGATGGCTATATCAAAGAGTTTGCGTGCTAACCATTTCTTCATTTCAGTCCTCCTTCTACTTGATAATCCTTGTGGACGAAGCCGGGTGTCTCACCCATGACCATCGTCGCGTTGACCCAGTGCCGCACGCCCTTCGGGCTGGTGCGGTAGAAGCCACGGCGCAGGTGCGATCGCGGCGATGCGTGCGTGCCACCGCCTCTGACGACCTGCCGCGCCTTAGGCGCGCCGATGGTCAGCGTCTTGTACGTGTACAGAGGGGCCTTGCCCCTGATGCGGCGTGACCGCGCCGCCTTAGCGTCGGGCTCGATGTCCTCCGTGGTGACGTTGTGGTTTGTCAAGATCTGGCAGACGGCTGTATAGAAGTAGACGTAAGGCCAGTACGTTTCGAAACTGTTTTCAACCTCGGCGCGGCCCATGCGATCAGGCATTAGCACCTCCATCTTTCCGGCGTCGGCAAGGGTGGTAAAATGGCCGCTGTACGGGATGCGACACGTCAATGGAGAGATAATCCACTGACCTACGCCGTCGATACCGTTTTGGTCGGTAAAGGCTCGCATAGCCTCACTGGTTGTTGTGACAAAATTAAGTTCCACACTATTGCCAGCGTCACGCGCGATTACGATCAGCCCAACACCACCGTGGTCAAACAGCTCACCTTCCCATACAGTGACTGGGTAAGGTGGGCGGAAGTCTTCCATTTCCATATGTTTGCTTTTGTCAATTTCAGGGGCATCGGGGGCTATAAACTTAACCCCTCGCGTTGCGGCCATATCTATACGGCTACGTAGCGCTTTAAAGTCACGTCGGGATATCCCGGACGTCCTTTTCAAAGTATCTATAAAATTAGTCAAAAGGTGTCCGGGTGTTATGTCTGAAGGGAAGGTTTTAGCCATCACGCTGCTCCTTAAAATTCCTCGCCGCAGGCTTCGCAGAACTCGGCCTCCTCGATCTTGACGGTGTAGCCAGCCTTGCGCAGGACGCCGACGGTCAGGCGCGAGGTCAGGGTGTCGAAGCGCCTGTCCAGCTCGTCAACTTCCTTTGCCAGACCGTTCTTGATGCCGGTCACGCGTGTCAGCTCGGCGGCGTGCCGCTCGACCTGCTCGATCAGCCGGTCGATCTTCCACTGAAGCTCCTCTGGGCCACCTTCGGGTGTGTCCTCGGTGATGGTCATTTGATCCTCCATACAAGAAGCGTGTTGTTCTCGCGCATGGTGCGCCAGCGCCATCCGTGGACGTGGCTCTTGTTGAGCGAGTAGATGAGGCGGCGCGTGCGCTGCATCTCTGGCGGTGTCAGGTCGAACTCGCCAGAGCGTGCAAGCGGGATCGACAAGATGCGGTCTTCAGTCGGCAGACGGATCATTTCCATTCTCCTGTCAGTGTCTTGACGATTGCGATGATGGTGAAGGCGAGGACGGCCAAAAAGAAGAGGGTCGATGCGATGTGCAAGAGGGTCACGCTGCCACCCTCCCCTGTTGCTGGATGTGTAGGGCCTCGTCGAGCAGCTCGTTGCGCAGCGTGTGCAGCGCGGCGATGCGGTCGAAGTGGGTGTCGCGATCGGCAATGAGCCGGTCGCGGTCGCAGATGTAGTCGCGGCCATTAGGCGTGACCTGCTTGAGCGCGTCGATGACCTCGTCGATAAGAGCCATCGCATTGCGGCGTGGGTTGATGAGGTCAAAGGCGTCGGTGCCGTTGATGTTAAGGGTTGGACGGATCATGCTTGCACCTCCCCGTTGGAGATGAGCGTGATCTCGATGCCCTCGTCGGGAAAGCGTTTGTCGAGGACGCGGTATGTGCGTTGGTCCCACTTGCTGAAGGCGCGGGCCGCTTCGACGGCCATGTGCGAGTAGCGGAAGGTGGCGACTAGCTCCCACTCGTGGCTGTCTGTGTTGCGGTGTTGTAGGTCGATTAACATGATGTGCTCCTGTGTTGCTGATAGTTATGCGGTGATGCCAGCGATGGCGGCGCGCTTGGTACGGTATGTCTGCATGTACAGGCGTGCGTTATTGTCGAAATAGTAAGTGTTCCACAGGCCGTGCTGATCAATCTCGACGTCGTATTCAACGCCGTTGAACCAGAGGGTGTAGAGACCGGGTGCGATGCGTGTGGTCATTTTCGTTACTCCGTTTGCGTTACTGATAGATAGTATATGGCAGATGCAATCAGGCATTGCAAGCCCCCTAATAAAAATATTTTCATACCCCTGCAACATGCACCATTTGCAGCATTAAGCCTCATGTTGCAAATGGTGCAGCTCGGAGAAATGCAGCATTTATGCAGCATTAGGGGGAGCCTTCTAAAAGAAGGCCCCCACCTGCTGCAAATGCTGCACCGAGCAGATGCTGTGATGCGCTGCACTTTTTCCGTGATGCGTTGATCACCCTCGGAACTCTTTCCCGCTGCATGATGCGTTGCGCTGCGTGATGTGTTGTGATAGTCGAACAGATGTTACTCACTAGGGGTTTAGAAAAATGAAGAGATACCTCGGAAACAAACCGAAAACCGATGACTGGGATTTCCTTGGGTCGGTAGAGGATGATGGTACGTGGTTTGTTTACATCCGGCCTGATCCGCTGACCGAGTGGTCGTCGGTCAAAGTCGTGGCGGATGGCAGGGCGCAGGGCAAGGCGAACTATTGGCTGGGTTGGAACGGTCAGCGGTTCAGCCGCCACGCGGATCTGCCGTTGCTGCTTAACCGCAGTGTATTGGCTAGAGCCGTAGAGGATATGTTGAAGGGCCCAGCGGATGGCTCCGATTTGCTTTGACAGCGAGAGCCTGTTTGGTGTTGATGGCGGAGGCTCGGCTGGGTGATTTGGAATAGCTCAGTCGAGCTACCCCTTGCATGTGGGTGAGAATGCGGTTATCTGTGGGTGATAACTGGTAGCACTGTGTAACCGAACGGAGCATGCAGACATATGCCGTACCCGGCAAAGAAGACAGGTAAGTTGACTGAGGAGGTGCTGTCACGCATCGCCCTCGGCGAGACGTTGTCGTCGATTTCACGCGACTTGAAGTTTCATCCGACTGCGTGGAGCCAGTGGGTCCGCGAGGACGAAGGTCTTCGCATCGCATACGCGGAAGCTAGAGAGGTTGGCGCGGACGTCATCGCCGACGACGCACTCGACATCATCGACGCCGAGCCGGAGCGCATCGTGCAGACCGACGGTGACGGCAAGACGTCCACGACGCGCATCGACAGCGCCGCCGTCGCGTGGGCAAAGAACCGCGCAGAGTTCCGCCTCAAGCTGCTGGCCAAGTGGAGCCCGAACAAATACGGCGACGGCAACACGAAAGACAAGACCATCGACGATGAAGACGCGCCTGAAGCAGACGCCTTGGCGGCCTTCTTCACCGAGACCATACTGGCCGCGAAGCGTAACAGTAAATGATCCCGCGCCTGTTCGTTAACCCGTGGCGTCGCATCCGCGAACTTGAGGCGGCAGCCGAGCACCACGCGACCGAGCAGTACGCGCTCAACCACGCGCTGCATCTGGCCAACGAGCGATACGACAAGATCCGCGCAGCCAATGCCGAGCTGCGCGAAACGCTGACGCTGTACCGCAACCATGGCTGAGGCAGTCCACCTCAAGACCGCCGACGCGGAAGCCATGCCGCCGAAGACGCGCCTCCTTGTCGACTGGCAGGTGCGCTGGGCGAAGATGGCGCGACCCGAACAGATCCCCGCCGCCGACTTCAGCGAGTACGGCTACATGGCGGGTCGCGGTTACGGCAAGACCCGCATCGGGGCTGAATGGCTGGGGGCCAAAGCCGCCCTACACCGCAACACCTACTGCGCCGTGATCGCGCCAACCTATGCCGACGTCGACAAGGTCTGCTTTCAGGGCGAGAGCGGCCTGCTCAACGTCATACCCCAAGGGTTAATCAAGAAGTACAACAGCACGGATCTTCTCCTTGAGATGAAGAACGGCACGAAAATCCGTGGCTTCACGAGCGAGAAGCCCGCACGTCTGCGCGGGCCGCAGCACCAGTTCATTTGGTGCGACGAGCTGGCCGCGTGGCAGAACGCCGAAGAGACGTGGGACATGGCCATGATGGGCCTGCGCCTCGGCGCGAAGCCGCAGGTGCTGTGGACGACGACGCCGCGACCCGTCGAGCTGGTGCGCAAGCTGATCATCCCGAAGCAGGGCCGCACCATCATCACCGGCTCGACGTTCGACAACCGCGACAACCTGCCCGATCGGTTCTTCGAGAGCTTGGAGGCATACGAGGGTACAACCATCGGGCGTCAGGAGATCCACGGGGAGCTGCTGGACCCAAGCGAGAACGCTATCATCAAGAAGAGCTGGCTCAAGCTCTGGCCCGCGAAGAAGCCGCTGCCCGCGTTCGACTGGATCATCATGTCACTCGACACCGCGTACACCGAGGCGACCCGCGACAAGAAGAGCGGCGACGCCGACTACACGGCGTGCAGCGTCTGGGGCGTGTTCCAGCACGACGGCAAGGGCTACGCCCTGCTGCTCGACTGCTGGCAGGAGCAGCTCGGCATGCCCGACCTGATCAAGCGCGTGAAGAAGGAAATGAACACGGCGTATGGCGACGATCAGGACGTCGCGTTGATCAAGCCCATGTACGGTAGCGCGAAGCCGCTGACGTCGGGGCGCAAGCCAGACATCCTGCTGATCGAGGACAAGGGGAGCGGCATCAGCTTGAGACAGATGCTCGAACGCGAGGGGATACTGGCGCACGCCTACAACCCCGGACGGGCAGACAAGCTGGCGCGCC